AAGGATCAACAGAAGTATTTGGAAGGACAAATACTCAAACTCAACTACAAATCTTTCACTCAAATTGTCATACTTGGCAGTGCTTCTTTTGTGCCCTTTATGCAGTTATCTGCTGCACACCGCAGGGAAGTCATAGAAGACCTGCTGGATATTAAGATCTTCTCTTCCATGTCGGACATCCTGAAGAGTCGAATCAAGGACGCTAAGGACAGGGTTCGGACCTTGGACTTGAAAAAAGAAGCGGTTGCTGATAAAATAGTCATGCAGCAGAACTTTATTAAGTCGATCGAGGAATCTGGTCAGCATGATATCCAAGAGAAACAAAGTCAAATTGTGGATCTCGATGCCGAGATCCAGAAGCACCAAGAGCGTGTTGAGAAGCTCATTGCTAAGGTCAACCTCAAAGAGCAGGAGACAACTCAGTATGCTGATGCTTCAGACACGCTTAGAAAGTTGGGTCAGTTCCTCGGAAAGATCCAGTCTAAGAAGTCAAATGCAACTGATACACTAAAGTTCTTTGCAGACAATACGGTTTGCCCGACTTGCACCCAAAACATTGAGGATGGATTTCGGGTAAATAAAACTGTACAGCTCCAGGAGTCAATCGATAAGTTTGATAGTAATCTCAATGAACTTGAGACCGCTATTAAATCCGAAGAAAGCAGAGAGCAACAGTTCTCTGTACTCCAAAGGGAGACTACTAAACTCTCGAATGAAGTTTCTCAAACTAATGTTCAGATTTCTGAATCTAACAAACTCCGGTCAAGATTGGAACGTGAAGTTCAAATACTTACCGATCGAATTGAAGACAGAAATGTTGAGCATGAGAAGTTAAGTGAGTACCGAGGTCAGTTAAAACAAATCCTGAATGACTACGAAACGCTGAAAGAAGACTACGAGTATTTTCTTCAAGCAAACATTTTACTTAAAGATGACGGCGTAAAGTCGAGCATTATTAAAAAGTATTTACCGCTAATCAATCAGCAAGTCAACAGGTATCTACAAATGATGGATTTTTTCATCAACTTTACCTTAGATGGTGAGTTCAATGAAAAAATCCAGTCACCAATACACGAAAACTTTTCCTATTCTTCCTTCTCCGAGGGCGAAAAGATGCGAATCGATCTCGCCCTCCTGTTTACATGGCGTGAAATTGCTCGGATGAAGAATAGTGTGTCAACTAATCTGCTGATCATGGACGAGGTGTTCGATTCCTCGCTCGATGGTTTCGGTACGGATGAGTTTATGAAGATCATCCGTTTTGTTGTGAAGGATGCGAACATCTTTATCATCAGTCACAAACAAGAGTTGCACGATAAGTTCGAAAGTGTGCTAGAATTCCAGAAGGTCAAGGGGTTCAGTGTATTACGGAATCCACTACTCCCTTGACAAGTCTAAAGAAATCCTGTATACTAAATAAGTATTCGTACCTAGTTACGAAACTTAACACAGACTAGTCGGGTCTGTATCCATCTGCGGGTAATCATTCCGCAAGTAAATATTTTTCTATCATGATCAAGTCCATTCTCGCTGCTACTGCTGCAATCGCTGCTTCCGCTGGCACCGCCCTTGCTGGTCCCTACGTAAACGTGGAAGCAAACTCTGGTTGGAGTGGTTCGAACTACACCGGAACAAACACAGACGCTCATCTGGGCTACGAAGGTTCTTTCGACGCTGCGACCTGGTATGTTCAGGGTGGTGTTACCCTGGTATCTCCTGATGGCGGCGAGACCGACACCGTTCCTTCCGGTAAGGCAGGCATCGGTGCTCCTATCACCGAAGCACTTGCCGCATATGGTGAAGTCTCCTTCGTCGGTTCAGGCGATGCTGATATTGACCGTGGATATGGTGCTAAGTTGGGCGTAACATATTCCTTCTGATATAGTATATCTTTGCGCCGGGTCTTAACGACCCGGTTTTTTAATGCTTAAGATTATATTTCACCCACTGACATTGTTCAATCTGGCGCTGGTAGGAACATTGGGATTCATTGAACTCCTCCATCTCCAGGCTCACCGTACCTATGAACTAGACGTTCATGGTCACGCCCGTCAGTTTTGCAGAGCAAACCCAGAGACGTGTGAAGGATTCGTGTCGGACTATTGACAAAACTTCACATTCCATATATAATACGTAACAGTTCTTCACACAAGAGATGACCCGTTCAAGCACAGTAACGATTGAAGATGGTGGACGCACAAACTTGTTCGCTACTGAACCACGTATGTACGTTGACAAAACTGCCGCTGAGCGTTATGGTTATGAGACCTACGCAGAGCGTGCAGAAAAACTGAACGGTCGTGTAGCGATGCTTGGTTTTGTTGCTGGACTTCTGTCTTATGCAACAACTGGTAGTCTCTTCTTCTTTGGATCCTTCGGATTCTGATTTTTTTATTCTATTAAAACAATGAACGAAAACGCAGAACGCATTAATGGACTCGCCGCTATGCTCGGTGTTGTCGCTGCCCTGGGTGCATATGCCCTTACTGGACAAATCATTCCAGGTATCTGGTGATTGCCCTTTACAACTGAATATGCTATACTAAGAGAAGGTTCAATACCTTCTTTTTTTATGTCTTCCCAAGATTATTGGATTGGTGATGGCATTAGTATTACTGGTAACCCTGGTGGTGACAGTGCTGATACCATTTCCTTCGGTGATATTTCAGACTCATTTCTTGCAGCAGGTCCTGTAGACCTTGATTCTGTAGGACAGGATGTCGTAACTTTTACAAACTCTGTTACTATCAACAACGACAATGGACGTTGGAAGTACAATGAGGATGTAGTTCTGAAAGAGATTCAGGAGTACCTGGGTAGCACTTATCGCTCTCACTACACTTCAGTAGACTCCAAGACTCAGACTTTGGATCTTATCGAAGCTATTGGTGATGCTGAGGCATTCACTCGATCCAACGCTATTAAGTATCTGTCTCGCTTTGGAAAGAAGGACGGAAAATCCAAGATGGATATCCTCAAAGCGATTCACTATTGCATTCTGCTCTACCACTTCTCCGGACTGTCTGAGAAGAAAGACTCAACCTATAACTATTGATATGAAACTGTCTGACAAGACACAGGTTATTCTCCAGAACTTTACCTCCATCAACCAGTCCCTTTCTTTCAAGGAAGGACGTAAGATTCGTACGATCTCGCCGATGCAGAACGTGCTGGCAGAAGCGGAGATTGAGGAGTATATCCCTAAGGATTTCGCCATCTACGATCTCCCACAGTTTCTTAATACGGTAGGACTTTACCGTGATCCTGACATCGATGTGTCCACGGAGGATACACATGCCATGATTCGCGAAGGCAAGATGAATCGCTCGAAGTATTTCTTCAGTGATCCTAGTGTCATCATTGCTCCTCCCGAAAAAGAAATGCAACTTCCTACTGAGGATGTTTGCTTTATCGTACAGCAGGAACAACTCAAACGAATCCAGAAGTCCTCTGCTATTCTGGGACTGCCCGATCTTTCTGTGATCGGTGAAGCGGGTGTTGTTAAGTTGGTTGTTTCTGATCGTAAGAACGATACCTCTAACGACTTCCAAATCGTTGTTGGTCAAACTCAGCATGAGTTCTGCTTCAACTTCAAGATTGAAAACATTAAACTTGTACCTGGAAGTTATGAGGTCGTCATCTCACGTAAGAATCTTGCACGATTTTTCAACAGTGCCCTTAATCTTACGTACTTCATCGCCCTCGAACCCGACTCCCAATACAATGACTGATCACGAATCCAAACAGGAAAAGTGGAATAGGGGACTTGATCTCTTTATCGAGTCCGTCCTCAAACCTGATCACGAACTTCGTCAGTGTGCTCACAACCAACTGTGTTTTCACGAACTCATGGATGTTCGCCGAGATGTACTAGAATATCTCAATACCAAGCGTTGGTGATATGGCAGACTGGAAGATTGCGACTAATAAAGCGATAGCAAATAACCTACTGAACAGTGTCGCAAGTTTACTAGATGGAAGATGGTACACAGTCCAAACCCTTGACCACACCGGAAAGCGAACCACCAAGCACGTCATCGAGTTCGACACTCCCGACGAATCCGATAGTGCCAGTCCTGATGTTTCTGGGAGTGATCCTAGCAACGCTTAGTGTTATTGTAGCGGGATACTTTCATGGTCACATGAGTATCCAAGCAGTTTACAAATCACTTACTACTTTTACATAATGAATGATGATTTCCTTTGGGTTGAAAAGTATCGACCCAAAACTATTGATGAGTGTATCCTTCCCAGTCATATCAAGGATACACTGAAGGGATTTGTGAAGAAGGGAGAACTACCTAATCTTCTCCTTTCTGGTCCACCTGGTATTGGTAAGACCACCGTTGCTAAAGCACTGTGTAATGAGATCGGAGCAGACTTTTATGTCATTAATGGATCCGATGAAGGACGATTCCTGGACACTGTACGGAACCAAGCAAAGTCCTTTGCTTCGACCTCATCGCTTTTCGCAGATGCTAAGCACAAGGTCATCATTATTGATGAGGCTGATAACACAACCCATGATGTTCAACTCCTCCTACGGGCGAACATTGAGGCGTT